CAACACTGCCTGTGGCACTTACCCCTGTAACTTCTCTACCAACGTTAACCGACCCCACACTGCCTGTTACGCTTATCCCTGCTAGTGCCCTACCAACCCCAACGGAACCCACACTACCTGTGGCACTCACTCCTGTAAGCGATATACCAACCCCAACTGAACCCGCGCTACCTGTTGCTTCTATTCCCGTGATTGATCTACCAACTCCAAGCAACCCAACACTACCGGTTGCACTTATTCCTGTGAGTGCTACACCAATATTAAGTTGTCCAACACTGCCTGTTGCACTAACTCCAGAGAGCGCTGCGGTTAAACTTCCGGTAATTGTTCCAACTGCGCCCGTGGCTGAAACACCTGTGAGCGCCGCTTGTTGACCGCCCCAAGTATTATCACCCCAAGCGCCTGCGCCCCATGCTGTGGACATGACTTACCAATTACGCAATCCGCAACAATCCAGTAGTCGCATCATTAGTGGGCATAGTCAGTGAAAACGTACCAGCAGTCACCGTCTGCGCTGTAAAAGTAAATACAGCCACAGCGTTCTTACCTGAGTTTGTATTGTTATACAAAAGCATGGCATCAAAAGAAGTTGATAAAGTAACTGTTGTATACGTAATACTTGCCGAAGGTGTTAAGTAAGCTGTAGTTGTGGTATTGGCTGGAGCCGTACCAAACGTAACTGTAACACCGCCAGCGGTATATCCTGTACCAGACACTTCAGTTACTGCGCCCGTGTAAGACGTTGTAGTGGTTCCCAGTGAACTTGCCGCCGTATACAAAGCCGCTTTAAACACATCAGCCGTAGCCGCAGTGTGTGCTGGTATGCCTGTAGCGTTAAAAGCGTGAACCGCATTGAACAAGTCAACCTTGAACGAGTTGGTCATACATTGTGTATTTGCCATGATTTTTCCTTAAAATTCAGCGGTTTCGCCAAAACTAACAACTGCACGTTTTAATTGAACGTGCGCCGAACGGTGAACTAATTCACCCTCTAACCAATACTCCACCCATGTGGTTGTTTCATTGTCATTATCGATGGTTCCTTCACGCTTTTCAAGCAATGATTCGTCCATATCACCTTTGGTTGTGGTAATCAATTTGAACTCCTGATAAGAGCCGCCGTAGCGGTGTTTGCTGGCATTGTGATTGTAAATGTACTGGTAGATGTTTTGTCAGACCCAAAGTCCAAAACAGCAACGGATTTGTTACCTTGGCTGGAGTTATAGATCAGGGCACACCTTGCTGTTAATGCAGCAGTCCACGATATGTTTGGGAAGCCAACATATGCTGTGTATCCAGAGGTGTTGACTGTAATTGGTGTTAGTGTTGCACCACCAAGCGAATACGTGCCCGTGGCTGCTACTTCACCATTTGAGCTGTAAACGGTTGTTGTCTCGTTTAAATTAGCGGAGGCTGTGTACAGGGCGATCTTGATGACATCCGTAGTCAAGTCGTGTATGCCTTGATAAAGCTCCGCTTTAAACGATGTGGTTTGAGTTTGAACAATAGACATATCAAGTCACCACTTGTCTAGATTGTCCAGAACGATAAGCATCTTGACGCTCCATACCATCGCCCAAACGTTTTGCAAGTGCAAGAGCTTCCATGTACTTCTGGTTGTACAACGACATCATGTCGGCTTCGCCCTTCATGTAGGTATAAGCCTCAACCAAAGATGCGTACAACAACACCGTGTCAAAGTTGTCTCCCAGCCAAGAAGTGTAGGGAGAAACGGAAATGCTTGGCGGATAAAAATAGTAGTGCAGTTCAGAACTGTACGACGCATCTGGCGTTGGGCCAAGAATGAAAGTTAGCTCTGCCACGTTATCCGAGCGTGGGCCAAACAAAGCATAGTACTTAGGAAGCCCCGTGTCTGTTGGTAATGGGTACGCTTGGCGGATAAAGTTAACGTCTTTGTTTAGCAGATATTCATACTCACCATTGGCTTTAACAACAGCTAGTGAGTACGTTGCTAAGAAATCTGTGGGGCACTGCAAGTATTTATTACTTGTAGTCATTGACCCCGTCACGTTCTTGCGAATAGAGGGGAACTGTACTGAATTGTAAATACGCTGCTCAGCCTGTGTAACAAACACGGGGATATTAGCCACGAAATCTGTTTCCGTGTTCTCCGTGTACGCTTGGATCGCGTTACTGAGTTCAGTGTAATTCATGTTTTAGGCTAGAGGCCCTCTAGACATTAAGCCTTTGGTAGCCGCGCCAGTACCACGCATTTTGATACCGTCGGTTTTGATAGGTTCATCACCAGCGGATTTGCTGATATTTCCAATACTCATGTTGACTGTATCGGCTTTGCTGCGGTTTGGCATTTTGCCGGGATTGGGTTCAATACCTACAGCCTTACCAGACATATCATGTGGCGCAGCGTAAACAGCAGCATTACCAACTTCTTTGCCCATGCGCTTATCGCTAAATTTAGCCATGATTAACCTTTCATGCCGGTTTTTTGATTGGCTACTTTAGCCATACCGCGACCCATGCTCATCATGTCGTCATTGGTTTTACCGCCTTTGTGCATTTTAGCAACGCCGCCTTTTTTGAGTGTGAGCTTAGTGCCTACACCGCCTTGATGCTCTTGTTTGTCATGCTGTTTGAATGCTTTTTTGATTAAAGCAACATCTTGCTTTTTATCCATTGCATCTGATTCCATTTTTGCCATGCTAACTCCTAAGTTACGCTTACCGTTACTGTACCAACAATTGTCGTTGCCACCAAGTAGTTTGGTGTCAGCGCTGCATCAAAACTGGACGAACCACCAACTGGATTCCAGCCCCACTGGATGTCTCGTGAACCACCAGTCGAATTGCCTGCTGTGTTTACACCCGCTGTGTAGTAGGTTGTGTCCGTACGTGGATTCCTCAGAGCCTGCGGATCGTCCACTGGGTACATTCCCAACTGCAACTGAGGGTGATCTGGATCCCAACAGGGCGGACAAACCAACAAGTTGTAGTTCTTAGTCTTGATGATCTCAGTCTTAAGAACCTTTAACTTGAACCGCTGACCACAGCGGTCACACTGAGCAATTGCGTTCTTGCCAGAAGCAAAACGATTAGCCACGACTACCTCCCAATGTAGGTCTGTCTAGGAACCAAACGTAATGCTGCCTTCTCATGATCTTCATATGCAGCAAGCTCCCACGCCTCGTCATACTGGGACTTAAGGAATGGGATGCGCTCTGCGCCAGTTGGAATTTTTGCGGCGATGTAGTACGACAGGCCAGCCGCCATACAAGGGATGAACCTGAAAGGTACGTCCATGATGTTGACACCGCCGCCTGCGTCTTGGGTGCGTCGCAGACGCCAATATACAAATTGATAGGTCTGTACATTGTCTGGGGTAGGCCAAACGGTGAACGCGGGGACTTGCTGCCAATAGACGGTAGCCGCAGAGGTGTGTGCCGCTGCAATTGTGTTTTGTTGACCACGGAAACAGTTATTCAAAGTCCCAGATACAGCGTTTGTATTCTGCGTGATGTAACTGTAATTGATAATTTCGTTATCAATCTTTACAAACCCAGATGCGGGTAAACCCGTAACATCACTCAACACAATAGATGTACTCGTAGACGTAATTGTTGTAGTTAACGTAGCGGATATAGGGCTAGTCTGCCCGTTATAGCGCTGAATCCAAACTTGAATAGGTCTGGCCTGTTGAATTTTGTTGGGGATAGTAGCGTAGGTAGAAACGCTAATTCTAGTGATACTCAGATCAGCCTGAGTTGAGGCTACGTTGCCACCAGTACGGATAACGTGCTCAAGTAAATCAATGGTGTCGTCCGGTAGGGCATAAGTGTTTTGTCCCTGAACCAGAGTAATCGTGCCGGTTTCAATTGTCCACAAGTTGATGCCACGGTTCGCCCAGTCAGCAAACATGATGTTTAAACTGCGTCGGGCTGTGCGAAGATCATATCCGGTGCGAAGCTCACCGCCAGCGCGTTCAAACGCCTCCTCGACCAACTCAGTTAGGTCTAGGTTAAACGACGATGCGCCGGAAGTATTTGCCATTATCTAAATCCTGCCGTTTTCTTTGCAATTATTTTAGGTTGAGCTACGAATTGCTTCCCTTTAGCTTTTCCAGCACGTTTTGCACGTGTTGTCGCAGCGTACTCAGAAGAGCTGAGACTTTTAATCGCAGCTTTTGGAAGATATCTTTCACCAGTGTCAGAAGATTTTTTACCACTTTTAGTTGTCCAATCTTGTTTACCCCAATCCTTTAGGGATTTTTGAGGTGTTTTAATCACGATAACCGCCACCCGCCGCTTTGTATTTCTTAGCCACCAATTGAGCTTTGCGGGCTGACCATTGACCCGCCCCAGTTCCCTGCGTTGCTGCTGCTTTGACCTGAGACACAATGCGCTTACGCAATTCAGGCTTAGTGTAATTGCCAGCAGCATTTACTCCGCCGCCCTCTTTCATGTAACCCATTTTGTTGCGCACTTCTGCAGGAAGCTTTGAGAGTCCAACATTGTCTTCTGGAACTTCTTTCAGTTCTCCGCCAGCAGCCATTTTCTTTGGTTTCTTTCCAGCCGCCTTCATCGCAATAGCGGTAGCAGCCTGTTTTGCAGAACCGCCATTTTTAAAAGTTTTGTTTAAAGCAACCATGAAGCGCTTGTCCAATGGTGATTTACTCATTGATGCGCCAAAAGTTGTGTCTTTGTCAAGGTTGCGGGTATATTCAGCCTTGACGCGATCCAAAGCAGCTTTTGTTCCTTGCCCACGCGCTCTGACTGCGGCAAGATCAGCACTGACATTAAGCTTAGACTGATCATCCAAAGGAATGTCGCCCGAAATGTTAGCGCCTACACGCTTGTAGTTTTTGTCTATGACAGCATGGGTTGGTTTAACGCTTAAACCATCATCTTTTGCGGGTTGGAGATTAAAATTTAAAGGTTCTTCTTTGACTTCGCTGCCTTCTTCTCCGCTGTACTTCTTGACCTTGCCGCCTTTTTTGTACATGGCGACTTTATTCGGATCATCCGTGCGGGTGATCTCCTTCTTACCGGGCATCTTTGACGGGTTTATGGCCCCCATGCCACGAGAAGCCATCATTTTTTGTACATCCCGCCGCCGCACATAACAATAGTGCCTTTGGTTTTTCCGCGTTGAGCGCAACCATCGCCGCGCAATGATGCAGTCATACCGCCTTTTTTCATGCCTGCACCAGCAACACCCGTTGGATTTGAGCTATCCATATTTACAGGGCCGCTCATATCTTCATATTCATCAGAATTTTTAGACTTTTCATTTGCAACAGCGTCTTTGCCGCTTAAAGATTTGGCTGCTGCGCCTGCGCCTGCCGCACCTGCGGATCTCACAGCCATTCTGTTAATGGCGCGGTCTTCAGCTAATTCAACCGAACGCTTTGCTGCACCCCTTGCCTTTGTAGGTGGCGAGGTCAACTTTCTGAGATCGTCCATCACGCTGGCATTGCCTCTAAAAGAAGGCATATTGCTGTACTTAGTGCCGCTAACACTTGCGCCACCACCGCCAGTATCTCTGCCTTCAAGAGGTGTTAAATCATCACCGCGTCTAGAATTGCTTGAGGCCATGATTAACAAATCCTTCCGCGTGTTTTGCCTTTGGTAGCAATACCATCTGCGCGTTTAGACGCAGATGACGTCATGCCGCCTGAAGCCATTTTTTTGACGGATCCGCCTTTTTTCATGCCTTGGCTTTCGCGATACTCTCTTGGCGATTTAATCGTACTTGCGTAATCTCCGATAGCCCTAGGCACAGACATAAAAGCATCCGCTATAGCTTGACGATTTGCCATCTTTTCTTCATCAGTGGCATTTGGCGAATAATTTGTAGAAACTTTGGGTGCGCTTTTAAGTCTACTGCCAGCCTTTGCCAACATATCGTTTTGCGCATCAGACATACCTGTAACATCTCTGCCAGCCTTTGCCAACATATCGTTTTGCGCATCAGACATACGTTTTGCTGAGAGTTTTAAGGAAGGCTTTGCGGCAGTCTTCTGTCTAGACCCGCCCATCACTGCAAGCGGATATGCATTTGCGGTTGTGTTATCCGCGCTAGTATCAGCACTTGAATCAGCACTTGAGCCAGATCTAAGAATTGCGTTTAAAACACCAGCATTGGTGTCATTAACTGCGTTTTGCCCGGGAGACATATTGCTGTTTACACGAGCCAATGTATCGCTATCATCAGACATCCTGCTGACTCTGTTGGCGTTAGCCAATGCATCGTTGTCGCTTTGCCCTTGATTTTTCTGGGAAAGTTGATATCCCAAAGCGCCAAGTGCTGCCAACCCAGCCAAATCTTTAAGTTTTGCCATTTTTAACCCCTAGATTAACAATATGCTTTGCCGCCCTTAGCGAGCATTTTGCCCTTGGTCTTGCCTTTAGTGGCAACACCGTCAGCACGAGCGGAAGCTGAACCGCCAGAAGCCATCTTCTTAGCAGCGCCACCTTTTTTCATCATCATTTGCTTTTTGTCCATAGCCATGTCAGCCTTAGAGCCTTCTTTCATGCCCTTCTTCTCAACATCTTTGCCAGACTTTTCAAAAGCAGCCATGCTCATTCCGCCTTTTTTCATGCCGTCTTTTTTCTTAGCCATCATTGCCATAAAGCCGGGGTTCATTTTTGTTGCCATACTGCCACCTTTTTTAAAGAGTTCCTGCTTACCTTGATTGGTTTTAGGATTGTTGATTGACTGGGAATCTGCGCGTGTTTTAGGTGCGCTACCAAACTTCATGCCTTTACTGGCCTCGCTAAAGTCTTTGCCTACAGCCGTAGATACTCCAACTTTCTTTGCAAATGCTGGGTTATGGGCCACGGCATCCATAAAGGTCTTTTGTTTTTTACTTGTTGCTGGCATCATCGTCTTTCTTTTTACGAAACAACGTATAAAACTCTTTGCCTGTAGCCATTTCGTAAATACGCATGACACCCACAACCGCGCCGATTAAACCAAACAAAGGCGTGATTAAATCCAAAAAAGTACCAAGCGTGGTAAACACTGCTACGAGGTCTAACGCGTTTTTTACGGTGTCTGTTTGTTCAGCCATGTCAGCACTTCCATCTTGCTAAAGAAGCCGCCTTACGGGTAGGCTTACCTTTTTCATCTTTCATTGGGCCGGGCATACCAGACATACGAGCGCAGAATGACTTCTTACGTGGGCCGCCTTCAGGCTGTGGAGCTTTCAAGTTGCTTCCTGTTGCTGCGTTGTACTTGGCACGACCTTTGGCAGTCAAGCCCGCACCCTTAGATACTGGAAGCTTTTCACCGCGACCAACAGCTAGAGAGGGGCCTTTTTTCTTAGCCATAAAACACTTCAATGCCCACAACAGTACCAACGCTGGTTGTTAGATACAGCCCTGTAGTTGCCAAAATACCTTCACCGGGTATATTGATGCTAAAGTTCACGGGCGTGGTAACGCTGGCAATGTCCATCGTAAACAGCACAGCGCCAGTAGCGCTGCCATCACGAATCTCAAATGTTGCGGCTGTTGAAGCTTTGGGGCTGACCACAATACCTTTGAGGCGCGTACGACCCGTCATAAAAGAACCAGCGGCAGTTAAGTGCGCTGCTTTTACGTCTGTCTGTTGCATAATTAATCTCCTTTTAAAAAGGGGCCGAAGCCCCCTAGATCAATTAAGCAGATGCTGGGAACTGCAAACCAGTAGAGTCAGCAACGGTATAAATAATTGTGTATTGCACCGTACCAGCAGTTACAGCAGCAACAGTTGGGGTCATTGTGGCAATAATTTTAACGTCTGTTGAACCAACACCAATGCCGTTAGGAGCCACAGTAGAAGCCGCACCAGCCCAGTTTGCAAGCTTAGAAGATGCGTTACTGATAGCGGCGCGTCCGGCAGAAGTTACATCTGTAGAAGCCCAGTACAAAGCGGCTGTAGTACCGTCACCGATAGATACGTTTGCGGCAGTTGAGCCTGTAAACGCAACAAGAGTGTCAATGTGGATGAATTGAATTTGAGCGCCAGCAGGTAACACGCAGATGGTGTCTGTAGTCGCAGAAGCGGCCTGACCTGTGTAGTTCTTTTTAAATGTTTGAGAAACGACGGTTGCGCCGCAGTTTTCAATAGTGCCAACAGTAGTGCCGGTTGTGTTTTTAACAGTACCCAACAACCAAGGGCCAAGGTGAGTTGCGAATCCCATATTTAATTCTCCATGCGTTATAGCGTATCAATCTTGCATGTCAGTCAGCCGGGACTGTTTGATACGCCGGGTTTCCCGGAATGCGTCCAATATACACCATTTAAACAGTTACTACAAGAGTTTAAACAATAAAAAAGGGAGCCGAGGCCCCCTTTTTCTTACCGCCTGATTAGGACGAACCGGGAGAACCGAAGATTCCCAATGGATCAGACCAGCCAAAGCTGTAACGCTCGCGGGCTTTGTAACGGACGTTGCCGGTATCAAAGTCACCGTCCATGCTGTTAGCAAGGGGTGAACGAACGAAATGCTTCAGACCGTTAGGCACATCAGTAGTCAAATACCAGCCGTTTGTGTCGGTCAGGTAATGGTTAATGGTGTAGCCTTCAGGGATAGAACCGTTGTTCTTCAACGCATTGATGTCGTTGTCGGTTGTACCAACACGGAGGTTGGTTTCCAACAGGCGGGTAGCCACGAACTGCAATGCAGGGGGAACAATCAGCTTCTTAGGCTTAGCGGCGATCAACAAACCACGCTCGTCTGTCCAAGCGGCGATCTGAATGACTGCGTTTTCCAACGAAGTTTCATTCAAGTCAGCAGCAGTGGAGGGACGGTTGGAGTTGGTTCCACCAGAAACCAAGGGGTGAGCAGTGCTAAACAAAGCAACGCCGTCGCCGCCGGGATAAGCGGCAGAAAAGCCATTGTTGATGGTAGCAGCAGCTTTAACCTGCTTGGTATACGCCATAGCACGAGCCAGACCTTTGGTGTAACGAGCAGACAAGCTGTCGTACAAGTTATCTTCAATCGCTTCTTCAGTGATTGAGAAACCCAAAGCAATGGTTTCATGGTTGTAGCGGGTAGTCCATGCCTCTTGAGCATTGTCATAAGCGATGGCAGAACCCTCGTTTTTGACAGGTGCGGCTGAGAAGCCAGACAGTTTGGTCTCTTCTTCAAAAGAACGCTCAGAAGTTTCGGTTTCGTACATCTCTTTATGTTCTTCACCATAACGAGCGTACTCCATGCCAAACAAAGCATTCAATCCGGGCAAGAGTTCTTTAAGTAGTTGTGCGCGTGAAATAGCCATTTAAGTAACTCCTTATGCGCCAGTGGCAGAATAGTAGCCGTGCAGACCTTGGTTCAACTTAACCAAGATTTCAGGATACTGGGTGAACACGATGGTCGAATTCAATGTAGCAACAGGAGCTTGGTCTAGTACAAACGATGTTGCACCAGCAGAAGCGGCAGTAGCTACAAAAGAATTACTGGCAACAAATTGACCATTTGCAGCAATCGAACCAACATCAGTACCAACCGGCAACGCGAACGGCAGAGCCGAACAGGTCACAGTAGCAGTAGAAATGCTGCTATAAGTTGCAGTACCTAGCGAAACTGCGGTCTCTTGAACTAAACCAACCATGCGCAAAGGCAGAGTGGTGGTAACAGGAGTAGCAGAAGGAGCCAGAACAGCGTTAGCGGAGTTACCAGTAGTTGTGCTACCGGTGTTATTGATGGCTGACAGGTTAGTGCCAATCATCGCCATAGAGCCAGAAGCAATGGTAGTGCCAGAAGAACACACAACAGCTTTAAACACAGCATCAGGGTCATCAGATACATAGGCTTGGCAGTCGCCTGCGAGGGTGCTTGCGGGCCAGTATTGTGAAAACTGCTTTTGCTTAGTTGTGGGGTTGGTGAATGTGCAACCAAGGAAAATACCGACAGTCTGGTTCAAACTAGAGCCGGTAGAAACGGAAGCCCTTTGGAGGCGACCACGGGATAAAACAACAAAGTCACCATAGAAGATGTCGGTTGCATAACCGTATTGGATAGGATACATGCGGGTAGAACCTGCAAATACTTGACCACCAATTAGGTTTTGCGCCAACAGCCCGTATGGAGCTGATACGACGGGATAAGCCATTTAAGACTCCTTTTAAAAAAATTTAAGTACCTGTGCCAAATGTTACTTTTGACGAGCGTTCCGCGAACTTTGACATCCGTGGATCGTTGTCTTTCATGTAGGTGTTGTCTACCGACTCCATCTGCGCTTTGTTCTGGCGGGAGAAATGAGCCTCCCTTTGATCCATAAACTCAGCAGGAATTCGGCAAAGAATCAACCCACCAACTTCAATGTTGCCTTTGAAGCGCCCCTCATGGGAAGCATGCATCATCAGCTCCGGATACTCATCTGCCTTGCAGGGTTCGTACCCTTCTCTAAATTTAGATGAAATGTTCGATGGATCACTTGTTCCCAGTGTGCTGGTTCTTACCCAACGATGTGACCAACCGGGCCGATCATCGGGAGAGGGGAGGGCATCGGGTAAACGCCACGATGTTGGTCGTTGCATTTCTTGACGAGCCTCAAGCTCACGGGGCTTGCGATTTGTCTTGTCAGACACTTGTACTTGATCCATGTTAAGCATTCCTTCTTAAATTTGCTACCGCTTTCGCATACTCGTCTATAGGCACATTAAGCCGACGCGCAATGGTGGCTTGAGATGCTGATAGTTTTATGCGGACGGGAGGGGTGCTACGTGTAGCTGGAGCTACGACGGAAGCGGGTTTGGCGCGGCGAGGTGTTTCCTCATCCGATTCTGATGACTTATAAGAGGTGTCATCGTCCTCATGGCGCTGAGAATTAAAGTTCTCAGGAAATCTTTTGCGCATCGTTTTATCGATGGTTTGGAAGTACTCTTCAGTACCTGCATAGTCGTCACCATATTCCTTTTTCAGTTTCCTGTCAAGACCCATAGCTGCCATTGTCATTTCTTCGTCTGAACCAAACCACGTAGAGTTGGCCTCAACCCATCGCTGGGTTCTAGGAGAAATATTTTGAGCGGGCTGTTGTGGAGCAGGTCTAAAAATTTCAGGCTCTTCAACTGGGCGCATTTGTTCTGCCCGGTCAATCCTGAGTGTTGCTTTTGTGATTTCCATTTGAGCGTCAGCCACGCCGTCAGAGTCGCCCGATTCATAGGCTTCCTTGTAGCGCTTCTTAGCTGCGTCTAGGGCCATGTGGGCGGTAGACTTGTTTTGCTCAATGAAAACTTCGCTGCCGTACTTGAGTTGCCCTTTTAAACGCTTGTTTTCCTCATAAACCTGCGATGCAAACTCTTCTGCCGCCAACCGTTCGCGCTCAGATCTCTCTTTGGCTCTGCGTTCATCGTGGTAACCACGCTTTAATTTTCCGACGCGTTCTTGTACATCTTTGCTGTACTGGGAAAGCTCTTCATCTTCTGGATCATTTATAGGGCCAGAACTCTTCCTACCCCTATCTGCTGCCGGGGTGTCGTCTTCAATTTCTACCTCAAATTTTTCTTCCGAGGCTTTGGCTTCCTTTTCATCAGGAAACTCGTATGTATCGTTTTCAATTTGTGTTGCCATGTATTACTCCTTATGCTGCACGAGTGATGCCCCTTGGGTCTTCCACAACCGCTTCAACCGAATCATCATTGATGAGGCGGAATTCACGACCGTGAATCTTCAGGCGGGTTCCTGAATTGGGTCGGACGATGACAAAGTCACCAACCTTGCAGCGAGGTCCTGATGGAAACCTAGCTGTGTCCTTATAAGCTTCTGGGCCGAGCTTTACGACAAAAAGCACAGGGGTCAGAATCTCTTCTTTCCAAATTGCTTGGGTGGACTTAACAATCCCAATATCGCTATCTGCATACTCTTCCATTGCTTCAGGAACAACTGTAAGAAGCATAAAACCCGTGGGTTCAGGTAGTTGTTTGGCTTTTTGTTCAGCGGATGTGTTCAAAATGCCAGACAGATCAACTGCCTCAACATCAAATTCAGTCATCGGAATACTCCATTTTTTTCGCAAGGTCGGATATAAAACCATCTGCGTGACCAAGACCTCGAATCACCCCGCAAACGTGCCGATACTCGGCAAAATCAGTCAGTCTTCCGCTGGCTAGGAAATCCACTTGCTCTTGTCGGATCTTGTCTAGCTCAGTTCGCACGTGCTGTAAGACACGAGTTGCATCCATACTTAACCTTTCTTAGGTTTGTTAGAAAATTGTTGCGACGCTATTTGGGATCGATGTTTGGCTATTTCCACACCTAAGCGGGATCCATCCAATTCCATTTGTTTGTTTAAACGATCCTTGCTCTCAGCAGCTTTTGCCGATACTTGCATAGCAGCAATCTCTTTTTGAGCCTCAATACGAGACTGTTCAACGCGGATCTGATCGGCTTTGGCTGCTGCATCAATCTGTTGTTTTTGCTGCTTAAGCTGCAATTCGCCTTGCTTGATCTGAAGCTCTTGCATTTGCATCTGAACAATAGGATCTTGCATTTGTTGCTGAGCTTGTTGCTGTTGAGCCTGCTGGCTGTTTTGCTGGAAAATTTGCTGGGCTGCCTGTGCCGCCATAATGGCGATGTGATCTGCCACTTCCGCAGGGACTTGCTTGTTCTGATCTTCGGTTGGCAAGACAATTCCCATGCGTTTTTCAATCTCAAGTCGGTACTGAAACCCGGTATGTTCATTAATGTGCGCAAGCATTGCAGCTTGAATCATTTGCGCTTGGGGGTTTTGAGCAATGATTTGTGCAATCTTGGGATCTTGGATTGCCATCATGTGAACTTGGATGTGTGCTTCGTGATTTTGTTCCACGAAAGCCTTTACGCCTTTGCCCGTCAAAACGTTTTGGTTTTCCTGAACCGGGTCGGTAGGAACTTGATCCTCTTCTGTCTTGACAAGCTTATTGGCATTTTTAATACCAAGGACCTCAATCATTTGACGGTGCAACAAAGGCATGTCATACAACTGGGGTGCGCTTTGGGCTAACTGAAGAACCGCCTGATATTGAACAATCTTCTGCGCCATTGTTGAGGCATTGGGATCGCTGACAGGTATAACATCTGTGCTGTCGTAATCAGATTTGCGGGCGGCTCGACTACCTTCTTCTGGCTGATAGTCATAATCTTCAGGCGCATAGTCAGCAATAATTACCTTTAAAAGCTTGAACTCTTGCTTCATTGAGAAGTGCATACGGGACTGAACTGCGCCCATAACTTTCAATGTTCTTTCCAGAATTGCCAGAGTTGTGCCTACAGGAGCCTGCGCAGACATGTCGGAGACATTCATATCCCCGCCGTTAGCAAAAGCTCGGCCTTCTTCTACGATATTTTGGAATAAAGCAAACAGAACCTGACTTGGTTCTTTGTAAGGCAGCGGCAGGATATTGTCTCGGATACTGCCGGACGGAACATCTACGTCTCTGAACTCTCCGGGTTGAATCGGCGTGTCATCGCCTTTGATGCGTAGACCGCGAGACTTAAGGCCCCCGGGTAAATTCGATAATGTTCCTGCGTCCACGAGTTGCCTAATAAGCATCGTAGCGGACTTTGCGTAACCTCCGATAAGGTGGATAAGACCATAACCATAGAATCCATCACCGGGGATGTATTGGTAATGGACGAAGTGCTGTCGTTTAATGTGAAGTTCATCTCCTTCATACCAATTTCTCCTTATTGAAAGAATTTCTGCGGTGCTTTTCTCAACTGTGATGACATAGGGCAAAGCAATACCTGTCTTCTCACCCTTATCGTTTTTATGTTCAAAGCCCTTTAGGTCAATGTCTACGTGCATTTCAAGGATGCGATAGCGATCATCTTGAATAGCAGACATTCCGCTTTCTTCTGATTTCTGCTTTTCAATATCGTCAAGCTCATAGCCGGGGTCGCCAAGATCAACGTCTAGGTAAAAACCCGACTCCTGAAGCTTTAGAACTTCGTTCTTAGTCTTGCGCATTACATGGGTAACACGCTCTGAAGACTCAATATCCCTTGCGCCATAAGGAACAACTAAGTCCTCTGCGGGGATGAACACAGCCATCTGACGGCCTCTTGATGGGTCGTAGTAAACCTTTTTAAAGGCCGAGCCGGTAATAGGCAAAGACCACAGCAGTTTTTCATGCTCGGGACGGTATTCAGTCATTACTTCCGTCAACTGATAGTTCATGTCTTCCTGAACTCTTTGCGCAGCTTCTTCAGTCTGTGGAGTTTCTTTACCAATAATTTTTGTCTTTACAGGCCCCATAGCTGGGAATGTCTCTGTAATACCTTCTGACTGAAACCTGACAACAGACTCGGTCAGCATTGGGTGAAATACACCGCAGGCTCCTTGCCAAGGTTCTGTACGCTCTTCATAGCGTAGACCCAGAAGTTTTAAGCCTTCAACGTAGGTTTGAATCCAATCTCTGCGGTCTCGGGTATCTTTTTCAAAATCATCAACCAAGTCTGATGCCAAAGAATCAATATCAGATTCATCCATGTACTCTGCAAGATTTGCATCAAATGTTTCAGAGGTCTCCTCCTCTGGCTCCATGTAAATTTCAAGATCTCCAATCCCAATATGCACCGACTTGGGATCCTCAATCTCAATCTCAATTGGAGATTCCATGCCTTGATCCATACCAAGAGGAGCTGCGTACAAACCCTTATCCATTGAACTTGTTGCCATTTTTAATCCTTAAACTGTGTAATACCGTTCGGTTCTACGGCCTTTGAAGTACCTAACTTCTTCCTGCTCATCTGAATCTATTCCAATAAATCCGCCCTGCCGGTATCGAATCAATGCCTGACTTGTTGAGTCAACAAGGTCATCGTTGTCGCCATAGGGAAAAGCTGCAAGTTCTTCCATCAACTCATCAGCCCAGCGGGTTTCTGGACACCAGACCACGCCAGATGCAAACAGGTCTGATATTGCGTTTACACGCGCTATCTTATCGTTTCCTTTGCTTGGTGTGAACTCTTGTAAAGGGATTCCCATCATCCGAAGCTCATATATCAACGGAGCGCCAGCGGCTTTCTTCTCAATAATCAATGTGTCCGGATTCCATTCTTTCCACATCTCCAAAGCTTTCTGTTTTAGCTCTGGAAACTCCATACGCTGTTTAAACGAATCCAAGACAATGATGTTGGGCTTCAAATTACCCTGCGCATCAGGATGCTGAAACACTCCCCACGTGGTGCAAGCTGAATAATCTGCGCGGTTATTCTTTTCAAAGGCGGTATCCCAGCTTTGGATTAAGTAATCACAGGAAGGTGGAGTCTCTTCGGTCCAAATACTCCACATATCACGCTTAATGATGGCGCTTTCGTTGCCTGTTGGGTTTTGTTGGTACTGCGCTTCCCATTTAGCGGCAGGAATCTCAGCTTTAATTGCTTCAAGCTCTTCTTTTTTCCAGAATCCGGGCCATAAAGGAGTTCCAGAAGGCAAAATTGCAGGAAATTCAATGATTTCCCAGTCGTTTACACCTTCTTTTTCAGAATTCTTAAGGATCTGCCCGGTCAGATCTCGTTTAGACCAACGAGTCATCACAATAATAATGGCTCCACCGGGCTGTAGACGCTGGCGAGGGCCAGATGTGTACCACTCATACACACCATCAAACACTGCGGGGTTGTTTTGTCTTGCTTCTTGCTCAGAATGAGGATCGTCAATGATTAATACATCTGCGCCTTTACCAGTAACAGCGCCACCAACACCAATAGCAAAGTAATCTCCACCTGCGTCGGTGTTCCATCGTCCTGCGGCCTTTGAATCGGACGATAACTTTGTATCAAAGATCTTTGAATACGCCTCAGACGAAACAAGATTCCTAACCTTGCGTCCAAATCCAACAGCCAACTCTGCGGTGTGGGCAGTCTGAATGATCTTCTTTGCAGGGTTTTTACCTAAGAACCATGATGGCAACAGATATGACGCAAACTCTGATTTTGTATGCCGGGGAGGCATGTTTATGATCAAACGCTTAAGATCCCCAGAAGCAACACGCTCAAAAGCATCTGCCATGATCTGATGGTGTTTACCCGAAATAAACCCGGGCCACATCTGCGTAACAAAGTATAGGTAGTTCTCCCTACAACGCTCAACCCTATCTAGTTCCAACAACCTGTACACCTTGTTTCTTTCAGCTTCAGGCAATGTATCTACTATGGACAAATACTCTCCTATTTCTGACTTAGTCAACAAAGTCACAAGGAAGCCATTTCTTTAACACTGCGATCCACAATCTTTATCGAATGGAACTTATGTGGCTTAGTCGTCAAGAATCCATCAGATTGCAATCTATGGATGATCCTATGGATATTAGCTTTTGACTTCATACCAAGACCTTTGGCAATAACTTCGTAAGACGGAGCTATGCCGTGAATACGTATGTAAGCCTTAATGAAATCTAAAACAAGTTGTCTGCGTTCAGTCATAACGAGAGTTTAAACGTTCTCACGAACGTTCGCAAGCAGTTTAAACAAAAATATATATACCCCCGGGGGTGTTAAAAAAGAAAGAGTATGGGGGGGTGTTTCTATGCGAACGTTCTCAGATGTTGGGGGAAGATAATTGTTTGTGTGGAATAGAGTGTAATAGGCGGCGGGGTGCATTGACGTCAATTTGGGGGGTTGGGGTACGGCAGGGGTCACGCCAGCGCCAATCGTTTAAACACGCAATGCCGTGTAAACGTACCGCACGCACCGATGACCGATGTCGATGCCACGCACTGCACTACAGCCACGCACACTAGGCACTGCGCTTATCAGTCTTGAGTAGTCTGAGGTGAACACCCAACTCACGTTTCAACTGCTCTGCGCTTACAGCAACAGATTCAGTCTCAGCCTTATCGATGAACAAACCCGTTGACTTACCAAGTAGTTCAAGTGCTTTTAACTTAGTACCCTCTTGTTTGGCTGTCTTACTATGTGCAACCAACTGTCTCAATACATACCTTTGCGTTGCCGCTCTATCCTCCGCAAGGTGCTCTGCTGTCTCTTCTAGTGCATCTCTCACCATCTCTGCAATACGTGGATCTCTGCTCAGTCTGTATGCGCTTGTCGTTATAGACCCGTCAGACCCTTGTGCGTTTGGGTATGCGTCTCTGTAAGCTTGTTTGTACGTTAGCCCTCTGATGAGCCCTTGAGCGAACATCAACTGCGATGGTGATAATGGTCTTACCCTTGTATATGTCTCACTACTGTGAGGTTTGCCATCTGCCCTTATAAGAGGTGCATCTGCATGAGCCGCAAGCCGTTCCGCTTCGCTGATTTCGCCCAGCCCTTCATCATTATCATTCTGATCATCATCATCATTCTGACTTGCATCCTCCAATGCCTGCAAGTACTGTTCTTTCGATATCTTTTGCATAGTGATCACCCTTTGCTATTTGCTTGTAGCTGTACAAATCTACACCCTGACAGTTTAAACAGTATTGTTCGCATTGTCCACAGGTTATTATGTTATCCACAAGTTGTTAATGTGGACAACTAGCCGTTTCTGTGGATAACCCGCAGACCGCTGTGCATAACAAGTTATCCACACTGGTCGAGACCTTATCCACATGGGTCTAGGATCGATTTAAACACCCCTACAAGCGATTTTCTTTTTTACCCTCATTACCCCCTTGGCTTTTGATTTTCCCCGCCTTGCTGGTCGTTTTAAGCGTTTTCTAATACTTTGGTTATTTGCTTACCAAAAGTAAACCTTACGTATACAAACACTTAGAAACTACACCAACATATAAGAATGCATCGCAGATCCAGCACCTAAGTTAGTAAGTCTTCACTTCAACTATTTTTAACTTTTTTTTGTGATCGTGTAAACGCAACCCGTCAATCTTGCGTTATAGTCCTGTTACCAAAAACATCACTAGTAATAGTGAACCAACCAACCCGAAAGGCATCACCATGAAATATCTTGTAACCGTCAGGGCAGTTATCAAAAAGACCATTGAGGTGGAAGCCAAATACGCAAGCGAAGCAAGTGTTGAAGCGCTTGCAATGTTTGCAGTGTCTGAGTTTAAAGAACACGATTGGTTTGATATTGATGTTTCTTCTGTGCATGAAAAAATTGAGGGCGACAACCATGCGTAAACAGATGACTGCCAAATACGCTGGACGCTGTGCCGTGTCAGGCGCACCCATCCGCAAGGGTGACTGGATCACCTTTGATACCGTGACCCGCAAGGCATGGTTCACTGAGCAAGGCGACTGTCAAGTGTCGTTCAATGACCACACAAACCGCCGTGCCGCATGGCAACACAACGCACCGTACAACGCCGAGTTTTTAGGCGCACAACCCGCCCGTGCTGGACAGGACTACTAAACCCTTGAAAGAACCTATGACCTACACCAATCTGAACCGCATCGCCACTGACAAGGTCAGCCGATACACGCTTGCTCAATGCGAGTATGCCATCGCAGATATCCATTCAACCCTTGCTCTGCATGATGGTGACTTGTCTCACCCCTACGTGGCAAAGCTTTACGCTGAATTGGATGCTGTGCGTGACCGCCGCATGGTCTTGCAATCTAAAAATCTGCGCACTCGCCGTGCTGTCCGCTCTGCCCACGCTCTCATTGACTCACTCTGAAAGGTAAACCATGTACTACATTTTTATGACTATTGCCTCTGTTGTTTTTGTCCTGCTTGGTGCAACCAATGTCGAGGGCGGTTACTTGTGGATTGCCATGCTGGTGATCGGCGGCATCTACCTTGGTCACGTGGTGACCGAAGCTTTAAACGAAAGGGGTTAATCATGGATCAATACACCGCCGTGGGCATTGCAGAGGGATTTATCGATGCCGATTCTGAGGATCAATACTTTGCCGCTTGGCAGTACCTTGTTGATACAGGGCTTGCATGGCAGTTGCAGGGATTTTTTGGACGCACCGCCGCCGCCTTGATTGACCAAGGCTTGATCGAAAATAAATTTCAGCCCGTGTAAACCAACTGCTAGTGAAATGCGTTATACTTTCACTAGCATCAACAAACCGAAAGAAATCATGACTAATTTTCAAACCCGTGAAGAGTGGCTACAAGCTGGTGTTAATGAGTTGCGCACCAGCTTTGACATGATCAGCAAGCCCCTGCCCAAAAAGATACGTGTCGCCTGCGGTTTCCCCTTGAATGCTAAGCGCAGTAAAGCTATCGGCGAGTGCTGGGCATCTGACAATTCTGCTGACAAAGCCATTGAAATTCTGATCAGCCCCACCATCGCAGACCCCGTTGATGTATTCGCAGTGCTGGTGCATGAGTTATGCCATGCCACTGCTGGTGCAATGAATCACGGCATCAACTTTCAAAAAGCCGCCACTGCTATGTTGATTGAACCCTGCGGTGACCCTGCACAAAAAAATGCGTGGAAATCCACCCGTGGCACAAAGAACTTTGCATCAGCCTACAGCGATTTGATCGCAAGCTTGGGCGCATACCCTCACGGCGAATTGTCCTACTCTGACCGCAAGGTGCAGGGTACACGCATGATTAAGGCATCCTGCCCCGCCTGTGGTTATACAGTGCGACTCACTGCTAAGTGGGGGGCGAAGGGTCTCCCGATCTGCCCGACTGATGGCGAAACCTTTAACATTTAACGTGAAAGAATCATTATGGCTAAAAACGACATTCAACATTTCGCAATTGAAATCAGCCGCCTTGGCAGTGCAAGGATCAACGGCGCATTTCAAGCCGCCTACAGTGAAACGCCACTTGATGCAAAATCTGCAATTGAGCGATTAGCACATTCGGTTGTTTTTGGATCTTTGACAATGGATGAGATCCGATCCTCTGCGCCGATACAAGTCACTGCCCCTGCGCCATCCTACGTGCCGTCTGCCCCCGCTGATGCCCCCGCTGTCAAGGCACTTGAAGCCACTGTAGGGCGATCAATGGATACCGCCCTTGAAGCAAACAGCCTTGCGCTAAACGTCAAGCAGGGGTTGAATGATTTAGCCAACAGGGTTAGCACTGTGGCAGATATAAGCATTGAGATGGGCGATAAGCTGGTCAAGCTTGAACGATCCATAAACCAAAAGATTGGCGAGGTAAAGGGCGAGGTTGACCCTGCCGCCCTGCAATTGCAAGTTGCCAAGGCTGTGGCTGATACCTTTGCCCCGTTTAAACAGGCTACGCAACCCGAAATGATGACAGTATTTGCTGAGGATGCAGGGGTTTACGTGACTGAAACCAAGTCGGTGCGTGATGTATTCGGTGTTGACGCACGTGACGTTCATGGCAATGTGCTGACTGTGGACTTGTGGAACCATCCAAATGCCCCTGCGATTGACCCCAATTTTATTTGGACTGCGCCGATCTTGCGTCAGTTGCTATTGTCTCAATCAACGGGCGAACACTTGTGGTTCGGTGGCGAAAAGGGTACGGGTAAGAGCGAAACAGCCCGTCAATTTGCCGCCCGCACGGGTCGCAATTACGTGCGGATCAACTTCCACAAATACACCACAGCAGAGGATTATTTGGGCGCAGTGGGCTTGGTCAACGGCGAGACAGTGTTTCAGTCAAAGGATTTTCTGATGGCTTACACCTCACCTAGCACAGTGATTCTGTTGGATGAGGTGACCAACGCTGATGCTGGTGAGTTAGCCCCGCTGAATGGTTTCCTTGAACCCAACAGCGCAGTGTCCTATGGTGGTGCTGTGCGCCGTAAAGCCAACGGGGTGCTGGTGTTTGCCGCTGATAACACCTTGGGTAATGGCGATGACTCAGGACGATACGCTGGTACACGCACCATGAACAGCGCACTAGTTGATCGCTTTGCCCGTATCGTTCACTTTGAGTATTTGCCCTTGGCGCAAGAGGTCGAGGCTGTGGTGCGCCATACGGGTTGCAATGAGGATCTTGCAAGGCACGTGCTGAAAGCCGTCCATGTCGCCCGATCCAAGGTTAGCACGGGCGATATCGTGGATGCCCCATCTATCCGCTCAGTGATCGGTTTTATTCGGGCATTGGCAGTGCTGAATGTCGATACCGCATGGGCGAGTGCAGTGGTAAACCGCCAACCAGCAGAATCCCACGCCGCATTGGCGAGTGTCTTTGCCGCTTGCATTGACCCTGACTACATCAACAAACAATTGGGAGGTGTTTAAACATGAAATCTTTTTACAAAGGTTATGAGGTTCGCAAGGCTGTGCAAACCCTTGGCTACAAAGTCTGCACATACCTTAACTTGCGTCAAGTAAAGATCGGTTGGAACAGCGGTATTCAAACCGCCTGTATCAACGCAAAGGGTGTAATTTGGCTTGCTGATCTTGCCGATGATGCAGTGGTCAGCCGTGCTGTATTCGAGGATTACTGCGGGTATGTGGTGCATGAGTTGTTGCACCGCAAATATACTGACTTTAGTGTGCGTGGCGATACCCCCTACCTTGCCCGCCTGCACAATGCGGTCGAGGATGTATGGATTGAACGCATGGCTGTTAAGGTTAAGTTGACAGGCAACATTGAAGCCCTGTTGTCCAACCTCATCAACGGCATGATCGACAAGGCTTTTGAAGCCAAAATCGATTGGGCTGATCCCCTGCAATACCCGTTTGTCTTTGCCGCCTATGGTCGCCACTATGCCAAGCGTGTTCCCCTTGCGCAGGGTCTAAAGCCCATCTTTGATAAGGCATCCTTGATGATTGATGATTGCGTGTCCAGCACCCATACCCTGCAAGTGGCTAAGTGGATCATGGATCAACTGAAAAGCTTAGATGATGATGGTCAAGGCGATGGGTCTGAGACCGATCAGGACGGGCAGAAAGAGGGGGAAAATGGCAAGGGTGAGGGTCAGGGTCAAGGCGAGGGTGAAAGCCCCTCTGATGGCGATGCTGATGGTAGTGGCGAGGGTGCTGGCGATGAGCAAGGCGAGGGCGAGGGTGTAGGCAAAGCCTCTGCGCCTGATGAGCAGTCCGATCCCGTCGAGGTCGAGCCCACCAATAAAGCCCCCGAAGACTGCGGCGGGTCGGGTTCCTACTGTGAGCAATCAGGCACTTGCAGTGCTGATGACCACGCAAGCTTGAACAACCGCCCCGATCCACGTTTCACAATCCCATCAACTGTCCCCGCCAAGTTGCGTTATGAAGTCAAACGCTTATTTGAAAACTCAGGCTTGTCTGAATTCCAACGCAACCGCAAAGCAGGGTCGATCAACGTCCATGCCCTGCCAACAGTGGCGATGGGTAGTGACCGCCTGTTTAAACGTAGACAGGAAACTGAGGGCATTGACAGCGCAGTGGTTATTGTGCTGGATGTATCGGGGTCGATGTTTGAGGATTATGGCAACCCTGATGCAGAGCGCATGAGTGCCGCCATTCAGACAACCGCCGCCCTGCTGGATACTTTGAATCGTGCTGGTGTTGCGACTTGCGTCCTGACATTTGGCGATGAGACCGCCATCCTCAAGCCGTGGGATATGAATGTCAAAAGAGCAAATGAATTACTGCCCCGCATCGAAACAGGCGGTGGGTCGAATGATTACTTTGCGATTCGATATGGTCACGGGCTGTTGTTGCAACGCACCGAACAGCGCAAGGTTATGTTTGTGGTCACCGATGGCGATGGTCACAGATCCTACGCAAGGGAGCAAGCCAAGGTTGGCGAGCGACTTGGTATCACCACCATTGGGGTCGGGATACAACACGATGTGTCGGGTGTTTACACAAACAACGTACACGTTAAGACAATTGCAGATCTTGGGTCTGCATCATTTAAGCAAATCAAACTAGCCGCATAAGGGAGAATCAAAATGAAAGTGAAAAGCCAAGAACAACTGTCGATGCGAACCGACAGGCTCGATGACGAATCAGTTGTTGTCAACTTTGATGTGTACGACACTGAACAACGTGAGGTGACAAAGGACGGTGGGTATGTGCATATCCGCCAAGAGTTGGAGTTCTTTAATGTGACTGTCTATGACTGCAATGGGGATATTCTGAGCGAGGTGAATGTTCCATTTAACTTTAAGGAATTGGCATGAAAATACTGAATACACCTTATGTAGATTTAGATGACTTGATCGAAGAGCATGGCGAAGACAAGGCGCAAGTCTTGTTTGAACAATTTAGAAATACGCCGCCCGATGGCGAACCCGACAAGGACTTTGCGCAGAGCATCGTTGACCGCTTGCCGAAAGGTATGGCGGTGCTGGCAAAAGTCGAGTGGATGTTGGAAAACCCCGAATCTGAATCGGATTTGCATTGGTGTCAGCACTACCACTTTGACTTCCCAGCAATAAAAAGCTGGGGGATGGTTGAGGTAGGGGGCAACCACTACTATGCGTATGTCGAGGGCGATGACAATGGCGGTGAAACATGGAAGCATCAAGGTGACGCTATCCAGTATTTAGAAGACGCTGTTACAAGATTAAAAAGGGAGATGACACATGAAAAGGAAAATATATGAGCGAAAATGATTTAAGCCAAAAAGAATTTTCAATGTTCTATGAGGGGCTTGTTCACATGGTTGGACACACAAGCCTATCCCCGCAAGAGGTCTTGGCATCGCTTGTAAAAATAATAGTGTTGCTCTCTTTAGCGACTGGGACTGACAAGCAAAAGCTGTTGACAGCAATTGATCTTGTGTGGGAATACGAAAACTTTTTTCAACCAACTGATAATGAGGTGCATTGATGGATGCTTTAGAGATTATTAAGGACTTGCGTGAGTATGGACTTTACCCAACCATTATTGATATTGGATTGGGTTGTGCTGAGTTTAGGCTCGCTGTAAAGATTAGCGATTCAATTGATATTTTTTATGCTGGTAAGTGTTTAAACAAATATCTTTTGTCGGTAGACATAGATGCGAATTGCGTAAAAGATTATTTGTATTTTGAAAACCTGCCAATTAACGAAAAAGTTTTTATTGAAATTGTTGGGGGCTAATTGAATTCATATGGCATATGTGTTTGCATCCCTTGCCCCCGCAAGATTTGGGGGATGCAATCTTTCAAACAATCAACCGCAGATTGAATATGCTGAGGCGGTGACGGCGGGAGAGACCGCACATAACTTTAACTTTTGGGAGAAACAACATGATGAGCAATGAACTTATAGAAGAAATATTTGAAGCTGATGCGGCAGGATGGTCTATTACAGAAATTGCCAACGATTTAAAGATTTCAAAACAAGAGATAGTAGATTTATTTTTGCGATATGAAAGATACGAGCCTAACGATCCATCACTTGATGTTGACGCATGAGGGTTATCAAAATACTTGATGCCCACTGCCCTAAGTTTTATGCTGAAGTATCGCCTTGGAAATGCGTGGCTGTGGTCGCTGATCAATCCTATGTACCCAAGGGCGAACGATACATCACATACGACAATGGGTCATGGATTGTTTACGCTAAGTCCCGTGTACATATGTCTGTGCCGAGGTACGCTGGTAGGTATAACAATGTTTTATCTGCTGTACATAAAGCTCGGCTTGTTTAAACAGTCTTGCAGCAAGCTCATCTGGTGAGCTGCTGCTACGCTGCTACGCTATGTTTAAACAGGGGGATAAGATTTCTTATCCCCCTTTTCTACGTCTAGAAGCTATCTAAGTTTTCCTCATATGTGCCGCTCACCTTGTTGTAAAGCAGAGTCGTTTCCCCTTGTGTTCCCACCCATCTATATCGGCACTTCCATACTGCGATTTCAACAACATTGCGCTCGCCTCTGTGAACTGTGATGCCGCAGTCTGTCTTTGCCCACCATGCCATTGAGCCGCTGATCGACATACCATCGGGGCGAGGTTGATCCACTCCCGATCGGTTGATCTTTGATGGGTGGGCAACGAACCATGTGTGTACGTCAAATGCCTTGCAAAACTTCTGCACCTTGGTAAGCATATTGCTGATTGCTTCTGTCTCTGTGCTATTAGACTTGTTAAGGTCGATGTAGTTGTATGGGTCAATAACCAAGCCCCGCACACCCATGCGTTTAACCGCAACCTTTGCCCGTTCAAGTATTGACTCAAGGGTGCTGGGTTCCTCGCCGTTTGTATCGATGAACAGGAAGTGATCCTTTACGAATTTAAACGCATCCTCTTTTTCTGCGTCTGACATTCTTTCCCGCCCATCAAAGAATCGTTTCTTTGTGTAGATCTCCATCAACCTACTGATATGGATCTCAGGCTGATTCTCAAACGAGCAGACCGCAAACTTCCAATCATTCTTTGCGGCTAAGTTGACCATGACCTGATCGACAAAGTTGGACTTACCCGAACTTGGATATCCTGTGACCACAGTCATTTGTGCGGGTGCTATCGTGTAAACACTATCTATGGAGGGATAGCCTGTGCTGAAGCCTGCGCCAGATCCCTTCACCCAGAGGTCGTTTAAACGATCAAAGTATGCGCTTGGGTCGGTGAGCCCGCTGATCGGGTACGGCTGTGCGTCGTCGATGATCTTCTGTATACGCCTAGAAGGGTGGTCGTCTAGCGTCGGGTCATCATCCGTGAGGACTTCGTTTAAATCCTTCTTGGCAAACTTAGCCAATCTGCATTTGTCTTTACCTATGCGCCTTGCCAACTCCTCTGCCAATGCTTGTCCTGCTGAGTCTTGATCTGTAGCCAAAACAATGTAGGGTGCTTTCTCTAAAACCTCATGTGCATTCCATACAAAGGCAAACTTCTTATCCTCGGACGGCAAGACTTTGCCATCTGCAACTTTAACGGGTGCGCCAGATGGGACGGAAACCACATTGTTTAAACCAGCCTCGACCGCAGAAAGGACGTCCATTTCCCCCTCAACAATGATGATGGGTTCGCCTGCCTTGACTTGGTCTATACCAAAGAAGTCATGCGCCCCGCCCATGTCTTGGGTGAAGTCCTTTGCGTCGATTGATCTGTACTTGGTGGCGATCAATGCACCGTCTCTGAAGTAGGGGAAACCCACCGCAGATGTAACCTTGCCTATCTTGTTGAAGTACTTGTCGGCGGCAAACAGTTTGAACTTGTCTGCGGTTTGTTGGGAGATTCCACGTGACATTAGCCAGTCGTAGTGGGGCTTGGTTAACGGCGCACTGATGAC